CGACCGACTCGGCGCCGGCGGCGTCCTGGACGCGGAAGCTGGCGATGAGGCGGAGCGTGGTGCCGGTGGGGTTGGAGGCCAGGACCTCGAAGTTGTTGCCGCAGACGAGCGAGAGGGGGAGCGTGGCCGCGGCCGACTTGGGCCAGGACTCGATGCGGCACCAGACATCGACCGTGCACGATGCGAAGTCTAAATTGAGGTGGTCGCCGGTGCGGACGGCCGCCTCGTCGACGCGGAGGGCGCAGGCGCGGGTGTTGGCCGTGGCGGCCGCGAGCCCGCCGAGGGTGAACTTAACCGACAAGGGGTAGGACCTCTTGGGCGAGCCGGTTGGCGGCTATCTCGCAGTAGCGTTCCTCGATTTCGATGCCGATGGCCTTCCGTGCGAGGTCTTTCGCCGCTCGGAGGGTTGTGCCCGAGCCGACGTAGGGATCGAGGATCAGGTCGCCTTCGGCGGTGTACTCGGTGATGAGCCAGCGCAAGATCGCCAGCGGTTTCTGGGTGGGGTGTTGACGGCGGATACCCTTCTCGCTGGCCCTGAAGGCCCCGTTCCAAAGGTGGCGGTACACCCGCGCCACGCCGCCGAGGTTGGTCCAGATCAATTCGCAGTCCGCGAAGTCGTTGCTCGGGTGCCCGTCCCGCTTGTCCCAGACGATCCAGGACGGCGAGGCGGGGAGCCGGTCGGCGTAGTGGTTGCCGCCAAAGAGCACTAGTCGCGGAAATCTCAGCAGCGGCGCAGGGTCGAAGGGCTTGTCATCGCCGCGAACCAGATCCTTGCCCGTGAAGGTCTTTGGTCCCCAGCCAGCCCCGCCGGCGGCGGGGCTGTAACTGATGCCATACGGGGGATCGGTGAGCAGCAGGGCGACCGAGCGTGCGTCAATCGCCGGTAAGGCCTCGGCGGCGTCCCCGTGGTAGATGGTTATCCCGCCCCGCTCATAGTAGGGCGTCATCCCGTCCAGGTATGGGCGAGCCGCTGGCAAACCAGGCTCCCCGAGAAGTTGTCGGGGGACAGGGGGTGGGTCGCCCGCGTGACCAAAAAAATGCCGGGGGAAATTCCATGCGAAGAAGCGTCGATGCGGACGGCGTCGCCGGCGTGGACGCTGCCGTCGGCCACCACCCCGATCTCGACCGTCTCGCCGCTCATGACGAAGCGGGCGGCGAACTGGTTGGCCCGGCGGGTCTGGTGGTCGTCGGGGTCGCCCGCCACCGGCCGGAAGTGGCCGAAGTAGCGCACGACGCCCGCGTCCTCGCCGCCGCTCACGGCGATGGTGACGGTGCGGGTGGCGAACAAGGCCGATTGCTGGATGACCGACACGGCGGCCGGCTTGACGATGGGGGCCGGGCCGACGAAGACGTAGGGGTGGTCTTCCGTCCCATAGCCGTAGGAGCGGACGGGGGTGGCCGAAGGCGGGGCGCTGAGCCCGTCCGGCCAGGGCGTGAGGACGGCGGTGCCGTCGGGGTCGGAGCCGAAGTAGGTGCCGGTCTCGAGCAGGGCCTGCTTGAGGACGGCGGCGGCCTGGCGGGTGCCCATCGAGTAGGGGCCGACATACACGCCGTCGACGAGGACCTGGAAGGCGGGGGTGGGCGAGTGGGCGGACAGGAAGCCCGAGGAGAGGCGGACGCTGCGCCCGCCCTGTTCGAGCAGCCAGCAGGCGATGCCCTCGATGGACGCGCGTCCGTCGGCCATCAGCCCGAGCCGGCCGGCGGTGCCGGCGGCCGCCCCGGTGAGGTCGCCGGCCACGGCGGCGCCCTGGCTCCCCCGACTCTGGCCCACCAGGACGAAGGTGGCCGCGAAGTTGCCGGGGTCGGCCCGTCGGCGGATTTCCTCGATGTAGAAGCGGCCGAGGGTGACCAGCCGCTCGACGTAGGCGGCGTCGGTGCCGAGGCGGGTGCGGACGGAGATTTGCACCACGCCGGCGTTGAGGGTGCCCGAGCCGAGCAGGTTGTAATCGAGCTGGGTCAGGCCGGCCGACTCCCAGGTGCCGCTCGCGTAGCCGCTACTGTCCAGGTCCTCGACAATCGAGCCCCCCGTGACCGGGTAGTTGAGGAAGACGGGGGCGCCCGTGAAGGCGTCGCGGACGGTAATTTCGACCGTGCCGGAGCGGCCATAGTCGACCGGGGCGCTCGCCCCCGACTCGTCGGTGCCGGCCCCGGCGGGGAGCGTATAGGCGCCGGTGCTGGCGTAGCTGCGGCCGGCCGGGTGGTCAGGGCCGTGGCCCAGGGGCGACAGGCCGACCGTGAAGGAGCCGACGGCGGCCATCCCTACGAGACCCTTTCATACTGGATTGTAAGATAACCGTAGACTCCGTGCGTGCGGCTATTGCGGCCGTAGCGGGGGGTGCAGCTCGTCACGCGCACGCGGCCGCTCCAGTCGGGGAAGACGGCGTCGTGGTAGCCCAGGCCGGGCGGGACGGGGAGCAGGGCGTCTATCTTGGCGCGGATGCTCGTGACGATGGCCTCGTAGTTGGTGGGGCCGCCGGCGACGTTGCGCTCCAGGTGGGTGATGGTACCCCGCTCCCCCCGACGGCCGGCCGAGCGGCCCACCACGGAGGGACTGAAGCCGGAGATGACGGGGATGGTCACGCCGATGTCGGCGACTTCGTAACTCCATTCTCCCGCCGGCGGGGTGATGGTCACCGGGCCGATGACCCAATTTAAGGCCGTGGCCTATCTCCTGCCCGCCGTCTCGGCGGCGAACTGGGCGCGAATCGGCACCATCATCCGCTCCATGTAGGCGGCCCAGGACTCCTCGGACTTCGGCCCCTCGAAGGTGGCCTGCTGGATGATGACCGTGGTGCCGACGCCCGAGATGGCGGCCCCCGAGGCCGAGGCGGCGGTCGGGGCCACGAGCGGCCCGCCCACACCAGCTGCTTGCAGGGCACCCAGCCGAGCGAGCCGGTCCTGCATCTCGGCCTGGGTGAGCCCGCCCACCCGCGGCCCGCGCACGTACTCGTCCCAGAGGCGGGCGAACTCGCTCGTGGCGTCGCCGGCGTCCTTCAGGGCATCCGTGAGGTCGCGGACGGCCCCGGCCGCATTGTTGGCGCCGTTGGCCGCGTTGTTGCCGGCCCCGAGGGCGTTGTTGCCCATGTTCCGGTAGGCGCCCCCTAGGGCGTCCACGGTGGCGCCGGCGGCCCTCACCTTGTCGGCGGCGGAGCCGAAAGCGGCGGCGATGCGTTCGGAGTCGCGGTCGGCGGCGATGGCGGCATCGCCGAAGCCATCGATGATCCGCTTGCTGGCCTGCGTCCATTCGACGCCGCTGGCGTTGGCGCGGCGGGCGATGTCCGCCAGCATGGGATTGGCGGCGCCCGCGATGGCCGCTTCGCGCTCGCCCAGGCGCTCGGCGGCGTCGCCGATGTTGGCGAATATGGAGGGGATGGTCGCGAAGAAGTCGCCCGCCTGCTCACCGGCCGCTTGTGCCCGCGCCAGGCCCCGGCCGATGATGGTGCCGATGTCGCCGAAGCGGCCGGTGAGGACGGCGCCCATGACCTCGCCGAGCGTGCCAGCGATGTCCAGCATCGAGGCGAATTGCACCCGCCAGCCCTCGGCGAAGGCCCCGATGGCACGCCCGCCGGCGGCGAGCACATCGCCGAGGAAACCGAATAGGGAGCCGATGCTATGGAGACTGACCGCTACCTTGACGCCCATCTCCTCGAACTTGGCGCCCGCGAAGCCCGCGAAGCCGCCCACCACGTCCCTGAGATTGCTGAAGATGACCCCTAAGCTACGGATGACGAAGTCGGCCCCCCGGAAGAAATCCAGGAAACGGGCGCCGGCCTCGGCGAGGAAGTCGGCCAGGCCACCGCCGCCGGCCAGCCCCGCCAGGGCCGGCCCCAGGTCCTCGCGGATGATGTCCACGGTGGTCTGGACGCCGGCGGCGATGCCGGCGATGGCGGCCGACACATCGACACTCGTGAGGAAGGCGGCGAAGCGGCCGAGGTACTTGCTCCCCTCCTCGAAGAGCGGCTTGAAGCCCTGGGCGATCGCCATCTTGGCCGAGTCGACAATGGTCGACATCGCGCCGTCGAAGGTCTGGGCGCTGTCGGATAGGAGGTCCACCCAGCCGTGCTTGCGGGCGGCCTCCTCCATCGCGTCCACGAAGTCCTTGCCGGATATCTTGCCCTTCTCGGCGGCCTTCATAATCTCGCCGGTGGACGTGCCGAAGTGCTCGGCCAGGATGTCCCAGCCGAAGATGCCGCGATCGGCGAGCTGGTTAATCTCCTCGGCGCTCACCTTGCCCTTGGCGAGCATCTGGGTGACGGCGGTGGTGACGCCCCTTACCTGTTCCTGGCTGAAATTGCCGGTGGAGGAGATGGCCGCCCCGAGGGTCCGCATCGTGGGCACGAGGTTGTCGGCCGATATCTTGGCGGCGGAGAGGGCACGGCCCATGTCCAGGACCCCGGGCAACTCGAAGGGGGTCTTGGCGGCGAAGCGTTGGAACTCCTCGATCTTGGCGCGGGCGGCGTCGGTGGAGCCGAATAACTGCTTGTAGGCCGACTCGGTGCGCTGGAGCATCGCGTTGTAGTCGATGCCGATGTCGATGGCCTTGCCGATGGCCTCGGAGATGCCCGAAAACGCCTTCTCGATGAGGCCGGCCCCGATGATGGACTGGGTTATCTGGACGCGCAGGTCCGCGACGGCGGCCAACTAACCCCCCTCGCCGACGAGCGCCTTGACCTCTTCCACGAAGGTCAGCTCGTCATAGTCGATGACGCGCTCGGGGTCGTCGCCGCCGGCCTCGAAGGCTTCCAGACGGCGATAGTCGAGGATGGCGCGGACGAGGGCCGGGTCCTGGCGGATGGCCACGTCCGGGGTGCAATTGAACTCCCGGCAGATCACGGAAATCATCGCTTCCGGCGGCTGGGGGCCGTCGGCGTAGAGATGTCGGCCGGCGGCCCGGAGCCGTTTTTTCGCGCCACCTCGCCGCCGGTGGCGATGAGGGTCGTGAGCCAGCCCTGCTCCTCCTGGGAGAGCGCGCGGATGGCGGCCGGGTTGCGCCAGGGTTGGGGCAGGGGGTCGCCGGCGAGGTCGGTGAGGTCCCAGGCGGTGACGCGGTCGGCCAGCCGCTGGCAGAACTCGGCGTAGGTGGATTCGTCGTCGCCGCGGACGCGGGTGAGGGCGAAAAAGGCGTTGAAGTCGGGGATGGGTAGGATTTCCACCCACTCGCCGACGTGGAGGAACACCTCCTCGCCGCCGCCGAGGTGGGCCGGGCAATCGTCGGCCGGCACGCGCAAGGGCGGTATCTTGAACCTGGGCTTGTGCCCGTTCTCGCCCGCCATCGGCTAGGTCCGGGTCCAGGCGCCGCCGGCGACCCAGGAGCCGGAAATCATCACCTTGTCGGACACGTCCACGTCCACCGAGTAGTCGAGGAAGCCCAGGCCGCACCAGTAGCGGGCGGGCAGGTTGGTGAAGTCGGGGTAGAGCATGATGGGCACGGCGACATCGACTTCGGAGGCCGTGAAGATGGTCACCTCCGTATTCTCGAACACGCCCTCGAAGGTGCCCTTGAGGGCGGGCAGGTCCTTGAACGTGACCTTATTGGGGTCCCCGAACATGGTCATGTCGATTTCATCCCTGGACGCATCCAGGGTCCATTTGCGGGCGGTGACGGGGACGCCGGAGACTAGAACTCTCCCACGTTTTCCAATATAGCGCGACACTATCAGCCTCCTGTGATGTACTTCTGGGGCAGGGCGGGCGTGGTGTCCGCCAGGTCCCGGGCGATTTGGCGGGCGCGGTCCGCCCAGGAATGGCCGGCGATGGCCTGGGTTAAGCAACGGCCGATGCGGGCGCGGCGATCGGTCATCGGCAGCCAGTAGCGGACGGTCGCTTCGAGCCCGGGCCCGCCCTCGAAGGTGGGCACCAGATGGCCGAATACCTCGACCACTTCCTCCCGGTACTCGCTCAGGTGGAAGGCCCCGCAGGCGGCCAGCTCGTAGGCGCGGGGGTTGAGGGATTCGGCGGGGTGCTCGCTGGCCCGGTAGAGGTTGAGGCCGATACGGGCGCGGCGGTAGAGGGCGGCCGCTCGGGCGTTGTCGAGCTTGCCGGGCGTCAGATGGCGACGGAGGGGATGGCGGCTGGGCAGGTCGGTCCAGTCGCCCCCATACAGCCCCAGGTCGATGCCGGTCCAGTCGACGGCGGCCAGGGTGCGGATACGCTCGGGGAAGCCGGTGCCGACGAAGACGACATCGTGGGCGGGCGTGTCCCAGTTTTGTCCAGTTTTTGTAGCGGTGTCCGAATTTTGTCCAGCATCGTCCGGCCGGTGTCGCTCGGGGTGGTAGGCGTGGGGCAGATAGCGGACGTTGGGATGGTTAAGCCGGGTTAAGCTAGTCCGCTCGTTGGTCCAGACGAGGTCGGCATGGCGGATAATCTCGGCCTGCTCCTCCTCGAGGTAGGGGCTCTCGGTGAGGAGGACGGCGACGGGGGCGCCGGCCCGCTTGAGCATGAGGGGGACGGACGGGTGGATGAGGACGCCGGTGACGATGACGACCCAGTCGGGCACGCGCAGCTCGGGGCCACGGCCCAGCAGGGTCTCGGTGACGACATCCTTGCCGGCCCAGTAGGTGTAGGTGTCCAGGTCGGGCTTGGGGAGGTCGGGACGGGTGCGGCGGGCGCGGCGGTGGTTGTGGTCGAGCCAGGAGCGGGCGCGGGAGAGGTGGACGAGCAGGTCGTACTCGCGGACTTCGTGGCCGGCGGCCTTGAGGCCCCAGACCAGGCCGTCCTCAACGTCGCGGGTGGAGAAGTCGGCGCCGGAGCGGACGACCAGGACGGTGAGGGGGATGGGGCCGCGCGCCGTGGCGGTGGCGTAGACGTCGTGGGCGGCGGTGTCCTCGCGGACGGTGACGCGCTCGAAGCCGGCCTCGGTGAGCCAGCCCAGCAGCTCCGCCGGCCAGATGTTCCGGTAGTGCTCGCCGAAGGCATGGGGACCGCCGTCGACGCCGGAATGGGCGGGCCGACCGGGAGCGGCGGCGGTGAGGATGAGCTCGCCGCCCGGGGCCAGCCAGCGAACGGCGGAGGCGAGGAGCCTGGTCGGGTCGGGATGGTGCTCCAGGACCTCGCAACAGAGGACGGTGTCCACCGGCTCGGGCGGGTCCCAGTAGGCCGCGTCCGCCACCACGTCCACCCCCTCGCCCGGGTAGAGGTCGAGGCCGGTGTAGCTGGCCCCGTTCAGCAGGTCGCGGATGGAGCCGTTGATGTCTCGGCTGCCGATTTCCACCACGGAGCGGCGGGGCGGCAGGTCGGCCAGGGCGCGGGCCACGAAGGCGCGAGCTTCCGCATGCACTAGGGCACCATCACCAGGACATCGACCGCCCGCGCCCCGGTCAGGAACTCGACCCCACCGAATTGGGCGCTCTCCAGTGGCCCGGTGAGGTCGTGCACCATCAGGGTCTCGGCAACCCCGCCGAGGGTGGGGGCCGATTCGAGTTTGGCGAGGATGGAGTTGGCCCCGCTGCGGCTCGCAAAGCCATAGAGACTCCGCTGGGCGGCGGGCAGGTCGGTGGAAGCGACCCCGAAGACGAGCTCGAAGCGATACGTCGCCCGCCCATCGAAGGTGTCGGCCGAGTCGGCGTCGCCCAGGAACCGGGGCATGGCGAAAGGCGAGTCGGGGTCGAGCGTCCACACGTCGTAGGCGTTGAGGCCGGCTATGGTCGCGAGGGTGGACTTCAGGGCAGCAGCGACTTGGCCAAGGGTGGCCACCTACTTCTGAGACCACGCCCGCTCGATGGCGGTGGCGGCATCGTCCAGGTGCTTGTCGACGGCCCGGCGGCTGCGCTCGAAGGCGTCGGCCAGGAAACGGCGAGGGGCGATACCCCGCCGGCCGATGGCCCGGGCGACCACGAAGGCGAGGCGGGGGTCGGCGCCCTTGCGGAGCAGCCAGCCGCGGATGGGACCCGAGGGGGGCTGGCGGGCACCCGCCCGACGCCCCTCATGGACGGCGGCGGCGTAGGGCAGGTCGGAGCCCACCCAGCCGTAGCTCCCGCCGATGGGCGCGCGCTGGAGCTTGTGGGTTATCGAGGCCCGCAAGGCACCCGTGTCCTTGGGGGCCAGCTTGCGGGCCAGGTCCTCGATGTCCCGCAGGGACGCCTCCATCGCCTTGCGGACGTGCTTGTCGTGGAGGTCGGGGCCGACCTTGGCGCGGAGGGCATCGAGGCCGGTCACCTGGACGGAGAAGGGCACTAGCCCTGTCTCACGCAGGCGGCCTGGGTGTCGTAGGCCAGGCTCCGGCCGGCGTTGGTGGCGAGGATGTGGTAGCGGGCGGTCCCGAGCAGGACCTCGTCGCCGGCCCGGACATCGGTGCCGAAGGGGGTGCGGAGCAGGTGGGTGGCCGAGCCGGTGGTGTCCAGCATATTGGTGCCCCCGCTGGGGTAGGTCTCCAGGCGGCAATTGACGTAGCCGAGGAGGGCGGCGGCGGCGGCACCGGCGTAGTCGGGGCGGTAGATGGCCGCCGAGTCGATGAGGTAGGACTCGGCCAGGGCACGGGCACGGGTAACGTCGATAGCCATCAGGTGAATAGCCGCGGGAGAACTAAGCCGGCGGCCCAGCAATTCGGGACCCGGGCCCGGGGGCTGGTGGCGGCGGCGCGCTCGCCGGCCGTCCCCGTGGTCGGGCCGGCATACTCCACCGCGATGTCGCCCACCCGCTCCGAGCGGATACCCGAGCTGGCGGCCGTGGCCAGGACCTGGGCGGGCAGGAGTCCGAGGGCGAGGGCGGTGGCGTCGGCCACGACGGCGGCCGGGTAGACGTAGCGGGAGACGGGCGTGGCGCCGGCGTGGGTGGCGGCGGTGGTGCCGTTCACCCCCCGCTGGCAGGTGAGATTGTTGGCGGAGATGGAGAGGACGTAGACCTGCTCGGCCTCGAGGAGCAGGGTATCGCCGGGGGAGACGAGGGTGGCGTCGGTGACGGGCACGATGGGCGCGGTGGGGATGACGCCGGCGGAGAGGGAGGCCCCGGTGGGCTCGGTGGCGTCCGAGTAGCCCCAGGAGCCGGTGAGGCGGACTCCCCCGCCGTAGATGTAGGCCGGGAAGGTGTAGCGGCCGCCGGTGGCGCGCACGACGCGGGAATAGGGCTTGCCCTCGACCGGGTTGTCACGGGGGTCGAGGTAGTAGTCGGTGGCCGCCCAGAGGGTGGTATAGGCGCCGGAGCCGGTGTCGGTGGCGAGCTCGGTGGCGGAGAGGAGGTCGGGGACGGCGACATAGCCGGGGCCGTCCGACTGGAGGGGGCCGCCGATACCGTCGCCGCCCATCTGGACGCGGGTGAAATAGCGGGCGGCGAGGTAGGTGCGGAAGGTACGGCCGCAGGCGGCGTCGACGGCGAGGGCGCCCGCCTCGGCCAGCCGGCGGAGCTCGGCGTCCGAGTGGCCGGTGGTGGCCGAGGGGGAGGCGGCCTTGAGGGTGGCGACCGAGACGTACGCGAAGGGCACGTCAAGCGCCCTTCTTGGCCGTGCCCTTCTCTACCCCGCCGGACTCTGCCGGCGTCTCGGCCGCTTCCGGGGCACTGGCGGGCGTCTCAGGGGCCGTAGCGGCATCCTCGGCCGGGGCGTTGGCCGAGCCCGGAGGTCCCGCATCTGGGGCGTCGCTATAGATAACGCCGGTCTCCTCGACCGGCTCGGGGGCGGGTTTCTCGGGCCGGTCCTTCTCCGTGGCTTCGGTGGTCATGGCGTCACCTCGCGGTCCAGGTTGGGGCGTAGGAAGTTCCCGTGTTGGAGTAGAGCCCGCCGGCGGTCGTGTCGATGAGCAAGGCCCCGATGGCGGCCCCGCGGCCGGTGGCGTCCACCCCCGGGGTGGTCACGGCCACGGCCAGGGTGGGGGCGGTGCCGGTCAGGCTGTTGGTGGCCGAGACCAGCGCGGTATCCCGACGGGCGTAGGCCCCGCCGAAGGTGAGCAGGATGGTGCCGATGCCGGCCGTGAGGGTACCGGCGGTGGGGACGATGCTCGCCGTCCCGAATTTGGCGTCCAGGGCGGTGACCATCGAGGCCC